GACGGAATCTTTTGGCTTCCTCAACACGCCATTTAGCCGACGCCAGTTCTTCCTGGGCAGCGATGATGGCGTCTGTATCAAAAGACTCCTGCGCTTCCTTGAGTTTGCGGCGGGCCATCTCCAGTTCACCTTCCGCTTCCTTGCGGGCGGAGTTAACCAGAACTTCTTGGCCTTCGTTGTAACTCTTCTTCAGCCGGTTGTTCTCGTCGATCAACTGCTGTGCAAGACGCTCAAGCTCGGCTTTTTCCCGTGCTACAGCCTCTTTCTGACGGCGTTCGTCGTGACGTGCGTGGGTCAATTCCTTGATCCGCGACTGCACGTTGGCCGAGTAAGACTCAATCTCTTCGTCGGTTGGGTCAGCGACCTCCCGCTCCAGAGGCTTACGGCCACGATCACGCTCAGGCGTGTCGTCTACGACTTCAATCTCAACTTCGGTTTCACCCGAAGTTTCGACTTTGACCTCGTTCTCCTGCTCGTCAGGGAACTTGTACTCTTCTTTGTCAATTGCCATCTTTCACTCCTTCAAGCGCGGGTGAGTCCGCGAGGGTCTTGCACAACAGCATCCACCTGATCGTCATTGATCAGACGAAACTCTTTGCCAAAGATTTTGAATCTGGTGCCGGAGTAAGTCCTCACCAACACAAAATCTCCAGGTTTACACCAAGCGCCTGTGGGGAAACGCTCGGGGTCTTTGTAGGCCGAGGGGCCTTGTTTGAGCACGAACAGCACCGTGGTGGCGTGTTCTTCTTGGCGCATGTAACTGTCAGCCTTGATCAGGCTGGAGTTCTCGAACGTGTCTGAAACATCAGGCACGATGCACAGCAGTTTGTGACCTGCAGGCTCTGGAAGGGCTGTGGCCTTCTCTTCAGGGGCGAGGTTCTCGTCCTGTTCGTCCTGGGGCTGAATGGTCTTAGGCAGGCTAATGCCCGGTGGGAGGATGATTCCCGCTTCACTCGTCTGCATCTTCGGCTTTCTTTGCAAGGTCAAGGATGTAACGCTCCGCCATCGCCAGACCTTGGATGACGCCGCAGAGCTTCTGGTATTCCTCAAAATTGCGACACGCGCCACCCGCCAAGTCATCGGCGTAGTTGTTCATGTCGGTGCGTATTTGTTCGCGCAATACGCGTGCGAAGTCTTGGATCACTTAGTGTTCCTAGTGGGTTGACGTGCCTGTTCAGCACGGGCTTTAGCGATCTCGACGCCCAGCTTGACGCCATCACGCTCGTTGTCGGCCTGCATCTTGGCCTTGTCTTTCTCAATGTTGGATGCAACCTGCATCGCCCGAAGCTGGAGGTCGCCCTTGACCTTCTCCTCTTCAAGCGCCTGCTTGTCGGCTTTAGCCGTAGCATCCACCGCCAACTGCTTCTCCTTGAGCGCAAGCTCTTGAGCGCGAAGCTGCAACTCTTGCTGCTGCATCTGGATCACCGGGTCTTGCGCCTGCTGCTGAGCCTGCATCATCGCAGCCTGCTGAGCGGCTTGGGCGTTGACTTGCGCAGCAGCTTGGGCCATCATTGACGACAGCGCGATCTCGATTTGCGGCGGGAGTTTCTCGTCTTCGGGAGGCAGAGGCATGCCCAACTGCGCCTCAATCTGCTTGCGCATCTTGTAGCCCAGGTGTTCAGCAATATGCGCTTGCTGCGCGGCAACGATCTGCTGCGCCATCGGGTTCTGCCCTACGACCTGCGCCACCAACGGGTTCTGCGTGATCATCATGTGCACCGCAATGTGTGCGTCGTGATCCTGGTGCAGGAACGCCTTGACGGGCTTGTTCTTGAGCAGGTCTTGGTTCTCGGTTACCGGGTCGATAGGCTTCTCATCATCAGGCAGCGGAACGAGCTTCTCTGCGTTCTTGATACCCAACACGTCCAGCATCGCCCTGTGCAACTGCGGCAGGTCGTAAATCTGTGGAGCCATCTGCGCCATCTGAATGACGGCTTGGTACTGCACCACCCGCTGCGACATCGTGGCCGCGTTGGGGTCGCTCACAGGGATAACGTCTACGAGGTCGTAGTCCGACTGCTTGGCCCGCTTGGTGCCGTACTCAGGGTCGTACTCGTAGTCCGGCTCGGTGTAGTCGCGGATGATCGACTTCAGGAGCTTGAACTCTTGCTTGAGCGAGTAGTGAGTGCGGGCCTGGACCGCCGTCAGAATTTTGAGTTGCCGCTCCAGCAGCGCCAGCGTGGTGCCCACCGGCGCCTGCGCAGACATGTCGGCCACCTTCATATCTGCGGTGGCAGCGAAGCGACGACCCTCCTCTACGATGTTGCCCAGCAGGGTGTAGAGAACTTGGCTGGGCTCTTTGTACGGCAGCGGCAGGATGCTGTCGCGGATGTTGCCGGAGGCCACATCGACATCGCGGAACTCGCCAGGGGCGATGGGCGTGTCATCGCCCTTGATCCGCAAACCACGTGACTTCAGTCCACCAGGGAGGTTAGACAGAGTGCCAGCGTCAACAAGCTGACGCATGAGCGAAGTAGCACTCTTTGCAAAGCCACCGATAAGATGGAACAGACCAAAGCCGTACGCTCCGAAGCCTGGAACGTACTGGTAGTGCACGAAGTGCTGGCGCTTGAGTTTGAGGTCGTCATCCTCGTTCCAATTCCTGTAGATGCTCAGGATGGTGTTCGTACCGCGAATAACGGTAACCACGTACGGCACGGCAATCTCGCCGTCCTTGTCACCAAACGGGTCATCTGGGATGTGCAGGTCAACGTGCACCTCCATCAGCGTGAAGCGATCATCGTTGAGATCGCTGAAGCCCGTCTCTTTGTCTTTCGCCTGCTGGATGTCGGACTTGTTCTTGTCCGGTTCGCCCAACTCGGTGTCTCTATAAAACCCTGCAGCCTGCAGCTTGACGAGGTCGTTCTTGCTCTTGCGCATGACGTGCGTCAGGCGACGGCACGTGTCCATGTCGGTCGTGCCGTACGGCAGGATGATGTCCTCCGCAGGCACGAACATGCTGACCTGCCGACCCAGGTTGGGGTCGTAGTACACCTTCTTGAACGCCGAGCCGGTAGCCGGGAGGCTCCACAGCATGCGCTCGTGCTCAGGCCGGTACTCCTTCATGACCTCGGTCAACTCGAAGTTCATGTCGTCCTGCACACGGACAGCGGCTTCTTTCTTCTCGGGCGTCTCTTTGCCGATGATCTTGGTCTTGACCGGGCCTGCTGCAGGGAACGTCTCCGTGATCATCTCTGACTGGAAGCGCACAACAGCTTCCGTGATCATCGGATGGAATACACCACAGGCGCCGTTCCAGGGTTCTGTTCTTTCCTCTATTTGTAGCCCAAGCAACTTCAGACCATCCACATAAGCCTTCTCCCACTCCTTGCGGGAGGCTTTGTCCTGGTCGATCTCAGACATCAGGTCGCCGCCCAAGCCCTCAATAAAGCCAGAGTCAAGATACTCAGCCAAGTTGGCGTCGAAGTCATCGGCGGTCTTGGGCTCCGGGGTGAGGCTGATCTCCATTCCGTCGATGCCGATGTTGACCTCTTCTGGGTCAACGATCTCAATTTCAATCTCGGGCTCTGCCTGTGCCAGTTCCTCGATGCCGGTGGGGGCGGGGTAAAGCGCCTTGTCGATGTTGGTTGCCATCATGAATCCTTAGTAGTACGCCGCCTTGCGTGGCGTGAAGTAGCCCTGCTCGGCCTCATCAGAGTCCAAGCTGACAAAGCCCCCTTGACGGAAGCGCAGCAGGGCTTGGGTCGTAGTGTCCACGAAGTCGTCGTGCTCGCCTACTGGGAACGACGCCATCTCCTCGATGACCTCCCGAGCCCAGCGCGTGTCGGGCGCCCAGACTTTCCCAGAGAAAAACAGGTCAGCCACCGCGTTCATCCGCACCACCTTGTCGTTGCCACGCGATGGTGTGTACTCGGCCACGGGGATACCCATATTCCTCAGTTCGTAGATCAGCGGGGCACCCGCCGCCTTCTTTTCCACGATGAACGCGTCGGGTTCCCACTCTTTGTAGTGCTTGAGCGCGACTTGTTTCAACTCGGGAAACGCCATCCGATCTTTGAAGGCGTCGAGAAGTATGAGTTGGGGAGAATCCCCTTCCTCTTCGTTGTAGAACACGCCCCACGTGGTGCAGGCACTGTAGTCGGAGGTGGTTTTTGTCTCGAACGCCGTGTCCCAAGACTGGATCACGTACTCGCACGTGGGTGGATCGTCCTTTGGCCACAGCCGCCAGTGCTGCCGCCCCACGATGGCAGAAGAGTCTGCCGTAGGCTGCTGCATGTACTGCGCGTTCCAGAAACGCGGGTCCATGTTGGCCTTTTTGGACTTAAGCTGGTCCAGTGGCCACTGCTCTGGCCACAGAGACTTCTCATTCTCTTGGCCTTCGTTCAGGATGGCCGGAAGTTCTACGATCTCCCACTGGTCGGCGTCAGGGTTCTTGGTCTGGTAGTCGATGAGACGCCCGGTGAGGTCCAGCAGCGACCACCGCGTCATGATGACGATGATGGCACCACCCGGCATCAAGCGTTGCAGCGGGCCGGTCTGGAACCACGACCACGCCGTGTCGAACGCAAGCCTGGAGTTGATCTTTACGTCTTGCTCAGAGTGAGGATCGTCAATAACGAACAGATCAGCACCGCGACCAGCCAGAGCACCACCGACACCAGCAGCGTAATACTGGCCTCCTCGGGAGGTAGACCACTTCCCGGCGGCTTTTTGGTCCTCAGCCACCAGCGTTTCCGGGAAGAGTTCGCCGTACTCATCGCTGTTGATCAGGTTTCGGATGCGCCGACCAAAGTCCTCCGACA